GAGCACAGTAAAATCAAAAAAACTACAAGTCGGAACAGATGCTACCTCTAGCAATAACTTTACTATCTATCAACCAGCTACACCTGATGGTACATTAAGGATTGGTGTTGGTAATGCTGATAGTCCTACAGAGGTAGGACGATTTAATAGCAATGGATATGTAGCAACTAATGCTCCAGCGTTTAGTGCTAGTTCTGCTGGGCAATCTGTGAGTAATAGTACATGGACAAAAATAGCATATTCAACAGAACAATTTGACACAAATTCTGAATATGACTCAACTACAAATTACAGATTTTTACCTTCAGTTGCTGGTTATTATCAAATAAATGTGTCAGCAGCTATGAATACAGGTACACCTTTTCAAATTGCAAGTGCTATTTATAAAAATGGTTCTCCATATTCTTATGGAACTAATACCACTGGTAGTTTTGGTTCTGTTTCAACTGTTCTTTTATATCTTAACGGTTCTACAGATTATGTTGAAGGTTATTGTCTTCAGGCATCTGGTGGAAGTTTAAACACTGTTAATAGTGTATTTTCTGGCATATTAGTAAAAGCAACATAATTTAACAAGGAGAAAACAATGACGCTTTACGAAAAAATAACAACGCTTTACCCAGACTTAACTGATGCAGATTTTATGCCAACTACTGGTACAATCGTTCTACAAAATGACAGCGATGGTAAAGGTGACTATATAAAAGAATGGAATCACCCTACACTTGCTAAACCTACACAGGAACAACTAGACGGAATACAATAATGACTATATCCATAAAACCCACAGCATCTGGTTCTACAATAGAGCAAGATGGTTCACAAGTATTATCTATAGAATCAGATAGAAGTGTTGATATTGATTCAGGCACACTCCATGTAGATGCTACTAATAACAGAGTAGGTATTGGTACGAGTAGTCCTAGTTATACATTAGATATTAATAGGGGGGGAGTTGGACCAGTAGTAAAATTTACAGGTAGTGCTAGTGCTTATATTTATGCTGGTTCTGCGGCAGTTTATTTTGGTTCAGATGCAACAGTATCTAATTCCTTTGGAGCTGACTCTGTAAATAATAGATTAGTAATGTATACAAATAGTAATGAGCGTATGCGTATAGACTCTAGTGGTAATTTATATTTAAACACAACAACGCAAAATGATTTTGGTCGTTTCAATATTAATTTTAGCTCTACTGGACCAAACATTGGAATTGGTATTAAGCAAACAAATGGCGGCACTGGAACATTGTTAAACTTTTTTAATGTTTCTACACAAACTGGTTCAATTACTCAAACTAATACTAATGTATCATTTAATACTTCATCAGATTATCGTCTTAAAAATAATGTAACATCTATGTCTGGCAGTATAGATAGATTAAAACAACTTAAACCTAGCACATGGAAATGGACACAAGATGGTTCTCATGGTGAAGGATTCATAGCACACGAAGCACAGACAGTTGTACCTGAAGCAGTTAGTGGAACTAAAGATGCTATGAAGACAGAGGAGTATGAAGTTACTCCAGCAGTATTAGATGATAATGGTAGTGTAGTTACTGAAGCAGTTATGGGAACAAGAGAAGTTCCAGTCTATCAAGGCATAGACCAATCTAAACTTGTACCATTATTAACAGCAGCACTACAAGAAGCTATTACAAAGATAGAGGCATTAGAAGCAAGAGTTGCAACACTAGAGGGTAACTAATGTTTGGCATAAGTGCATTTTCTCAAGCACCATTTAGTTCTTTAGCTGGTGCTATATTACTAGGACAAGCTAATGTTACTGCTGATGCTACAGTTATCTCTACTGCTGTAAGATTACGCACATCTACAGGTGACATTACTACTAACGCATTTGTAGAAACAAACGGATTACTTATACTACATGGTATCGGTGCAGTTAATGCAGTCGGTTCTGCTGTTGTAGATGCGACACGATTAAGAACAGTATCTGGTGTAATAAACGGCACAGCAAGTGCATCTATTACCTACTTACGAATTAGAACAAATAGTGGTTCTATACTAGGTTATGCGTTATTTGATGCAGAAGGATTCTCTCTTGCAGTAGCAAGTGGTTCTATATTCTCTAATGTTAGTGTAACTGCTGACGGATTTAGTGAGGCAAGAGCAACAGCAACTATAAACGCAGACGCTACAGCATCATGTCTAGGTGGATTAATTGCAGATGCAGATGGTTCTATCAACGCAACAGCATTAGCACAATGTTTAGCAAATGCTACATTTAGTGGTGATGCAATTATTACATCTAACGGAACAATAACCGCACTAGGAACAATATTAGGTGAAGAATGGACTGACACACCATTTGGAAGTGAATCATGGACAAATATAACAGCAGGTGCAGAAGTATGGTCAGAAGTTTCTGCTGGTAATGAGAACTGGCTCAGACAGGGTTAATTTAAGGAAAACATATGGCAAAAAATAAGATTTCAGAATATTCCTCTACCGCAGCGAATAATACTGATGTAGCAAACATTAACATTGCAGAAGGATGTAGCCCAAGTAATATTAACAATGCTATTCGTGCTGTGATGAGTCATCTTAAAAATTTTCAAGATGGTTCTAGTGCAGACCCATTAACTATTGCAGGTACATTAACATCTTCTAGCACATTAGCTGTTACAGGTGGATTAACACTTGATGGTAGTGCAGGAACATCTGGTCAAGTTATGGTATCAACAGGTTCAGGAAACACTCCAACATGGGGTAATGCGTTTGTTGCTGGTATGATTATGATGTGGTCTGGTACGATTGCTACAATTCCTAGTGGTTGGTATTTATGTGATGGTTCTAACGGAACGCCTGATTTACGCAATCGATTTATTATTGGTGCAAATGCAGACGATGGTGGAGCAGCTAAAACAAGCGTTACAGGCACAGCATCACAATCTGGTGGTAGTAAAGATGCTATTGTTGTAAGCCATACCCACACAGCTTCTGTTACAGACCCTGGACACCTTCATGCAACCAAAGGTACACAATCAGCATCTAATGGTCTTTCAGAATCAAGACCAACCAATTTTGGTGCTGGTAACTCCTTAGAAGCAGATGATTCTTATAATAGAAATACTAAATCAGCTACAACAGGTATAACAGTTTCTAACTCAACAACAGGTTCTAGTGGCACTAATGCTAACTTGCCTCCTTACTTTGCTTTAGCATTTATTCAAAAGGCTTAATTAATGGCGACACAACGCATATTATTTGAAGAATGGTTACCTGACCAACCATCAATCAGTAAATCAGTTAGAGAAGCACTCAATGTTGTTCCTGTGTTAAATGGGTATTCTTACATCAATGGTGCTGCTAACTATTCTGCTGCTGCATCAGAAAACCTAAACAACGTATTTGCAGGTAAATTTGGTGGAACTGTGACTGTGTTTGCAGGTGGACCAACTAAACTATTCAAACTTGATAATACTGATTTAACATTAGATGATGTATCTAGTGGTACATACTCTGGTGACGGACGTTGGCAGTTTGTGCAGTTTGGTCAAAATATGTTAGCAACCAATGGCACACAACGCATACAACGATGGACATTAGGTAGCTCTACTGCTTTCTATCAATCATCTACATTTATATCAGGCACATATTCTCGTAGTGGTACAACTGTGACTGCAACCATTACAGCACATGGATTAACTGCTGGTGCTACATACGAAGTCGATATTACAAGTGGTGATGGCACAGATGGTGAGTATGTTATCTCTGTCACAGATGCTAATACCATTACTTATACAGACACTAACTCAGGTACGACTTCAGGCAATATTAATGTATTAACCTCTGTTGCACCTATTGCCAAACATTTAACTATTATTCGTGACTTTGTTGTTGGTGCATATATAGAAGCAGGAACATATCCAAACAGAGTACAATGGTCAGACGTGAACTCACCTAACTACTGGGATAGTGATGGTGCATCTTTAGCTGATTTTCAAGACATAGAAGATGGTGGCGACATTACTGGGATTACTGGTGGTGAGTTTGGTATTGTATTGTTAGAAAACGCTATTGTGCGTATGCAATTTGTAGGTAGCCCAAATATATTTAATTTTGACGTAATTGCTAGAGGTGTAGGTTGTATTGAGGGTGGTTCTGTTACGCAATATGCAGGTGTTACTTATTTCTTAGGTGCTGATGGTTTTTATGCTTGTGATGGACAACAAGTTATTCGTATCGGTGCTGAAAAGGTTAATCGTTATTTCTTTAACAATGCTAACATTGGTGATATTGATTCTATCTCAGCATCTATTGACCCTGAACGCAACGTAGTGATGTGGGATTATGCTAACGTATCTGGTGGTCGTTCATTGATTATTTATAACTACCAAACACAAAAATGGTCAGAAGCAGAAACAGACGTAGACTTTTTATCTACACTATCATCAACAGGTGCAACATTAGACGGACTAGATAGTGCTTATGATGTTACCGCAGGTTCATTTGTTATTGGTCAGTATTACACTATCAGAACAGTAGGCACAACAGACTTTACTTTGATTGGTGCAGTAGCTAATACAGTCGGTGTATTATTTCAAGCCACAGGTGTTGGAACAGGCACAGGTGTTGCTATTGACCAAGCTGCAGCTACAGCAGGGTTAGCTTCACTCGATGCTTTATCTGCCTCACTAGATGACCGAATCTGGAAAGGTGGTAAGTTCTTATTTGGTGGTGTTCGTGATGACAGAATTATTGTATTTACAGGAACTCGCAAGACAGCTACTTTAACGACTAACGATTTAGAGTTTGGTTATAACACTCTTGTAAACCTTGTCAGACCATCTGTAGACAATGGTAGTGCAGATGTGCAAATAGCATCAAGACGTGAATTGAATGACACAGTTACATTTTCATCAGCCGTATCAGCAGATGCAGAAGGTCGTGTAGGTTTACGCAGTCATGGTCGTTATCATAGAGTATCAGTCACACCAACAGGTGCTAACTGGTCATTAGCCATAGGATTAGATTTAGACGTTAATCAAGCAGGGAATAGGTAATGGCACGTTCCGATATGTATAGAAAGCTACCTTGGAAAGGTGGCGACCCAAGACAAATATCAGAAGTAGTTAATAACTTGGTAGAAGGTAAATCTAACAATACAGGTACAATTACATTATCAACAGGAACAACTACTACGCTATATGATGAACGTATTGGTAATAATTCTATTATATTATTTGCTCCACTAACATTAAGTGCTGCTGCAACTAATGCTTACCCTTATGGAACATTTGAGCAACGAGCAGATATTAATTTTGCAACTGCAAATACACCGCAGGTGCTAACACTATCAGATTCTGATTTTACAATAGGAATGTCTTTAGCAAGTAATCAAATTACTGTTGATTATGCAGGTGTATACGATTTACAAGTCTCTGCATTATTTGTAAATACTGATGTGCAAATTCACGAATCATATCTTTGGATAAGAGTAAATGGAACAGATGTTCCTCATACCGCAACCAAGTTTAGTGTAATTGAAAGTCATGGGGGTGTAGATGGTTATATGCCTATTAATATTAATCACCCAGTAGAATTAAATGCTAATGATTATTTAGAAGTAGTAGGTTCAGTAGACAATACTGGCATTTATTTAGAAAATTACACCGCACAAACAACACCTTTTGTGAGACCTGCTATTCCTGCATTGATGGTAAATTTACAAATGATAGACCCATCACAAACAACAGGTTCAGCACATGAATTCTATGTTAGTGCAAAGACAAAAGGACAAGCAACAATAACACATTTACCAAATAATATTTCTGATAAACAATATGGATATGTTATTATTGGCTAATGGAAATATCTATTGTACCTAAAAAAGATTATCTTCCCTGTTTTCATGCTATACATGATTATTTAATTAAAACTGCTAAATATACACATGGTCGGTTTAATGCAGAAGATATAAAACAAAATCTTTTAAATACTGAAAAACAATTATGGGTTGCTTATAAAGGAGTCCAAATTTATGGATTTGTGGTAACTGAAATTGTTGAATATCCACAAATGAGAACTTTAATGATGCACTTTACCGGTGGCATACATTTAAACAAGTGGAAAAATAATATGTTAAAAACATTACAAAAATTTGCTAAAGAATTTAATTGTGATGTCATTGAATCATATGGTCGTAAAGGCTGGAAAAAAGTTTTTGAGCAAGATGGTTATAAACCTCGTTTTATTTATTATGAATTACCTACGGAGTAAAATATGTTAAATTTATGGAAATTATTAACACTATCAGTCAGAATGTGTACATTTGCTGGTGGTGGTGGTTTATTTGGTGGTGGTGGTGGTGATGGCGGAGGTTCGTCTCAAACAACAACTGACATTCCAGAATGGCTTAAACCATATGTTACTTTTGGTCTTGAAGAAGCAAAAGGATTATATCAAGGTCAAGGTCCAGATTATTATCCCGGACAAACGTATGTTTCCCCATCTACTGCGACAACATCAGCATTACAATCTGCAATTAATAGAGCAACTACAGGAAGCCCATTAACTCAAGCAGCACAAACACAACAACAAAATGTAATTGGTGGTCAATATTTAGGTGCTAATCCTTATTTTAGACAAGCGATGCAACCTGCTATTGATGTAGCAACTCAAGCATATCAAGACTCATTAAAAAGTGGTCGTAGTGGTGCTATCATGGGTGGAAGAATGGGTAGTGGTGCGCAACAAAATATTGAATCAAGAGCTGAACAAAATCTTGCTAATGCATTAGCTAATCAAGCTGGTCAATTAGCATATTCTAATTATGCAACTGAAAGAGGATTGCAACAACAATCTGCATTAAATGCACCAACAATGGCAGCAGCAGATTATGCTGACATCAATCAATTATTACAAGCTGGTAAAGGTCAAGAAGCATACGACCAAGCTGCATTAGAAGCTGATGTATCTCGTTTTAACTTTGGTCAGCAAAAACCATACGAAAAATTATCAAGTTATCTTGGTGCTGTTTATGGTGCTCCTGTGCCTATGCAACAAACTACTACACAAGAATCATCAGGTGGCGGTAAAATTATCTGTACAGCGATGAACCAAGCATACGGATTTGGTTCATTCAGAAACGCTATCTGGCTTAAATACTCACAAGAAAAACTCAAGAAAGAACATGAAGTTGGTTATCACACATTGTTCTTACCACTCGTTAAAATCTCATACAAAATGGGTAATAAGTGGTACAACAAAGCTGTTAGAACAGTTCTTGAGCATCTTGTTAAGCATCGTACTAAAGACATTTATCAAGAATCTAAAGGTAAAAAACGTGATACATTAGGTCGCATTTATCGAGCAATTTTTGAACCACTATGCTACCTTGTTGGTAAAATTAAAGGAGTGAAATAATGTCATTACTTGGTGGATTAGGATTAGGCAGTATTGGTGGTTTAGTAATGCCAACTCTTTTAGGTACTATTGGAGGACAAGCATTATTTGGCAGACGTGGTGCTATGTTAGGTGGTTTGGGTGGTTTAGGATATGGTTTATATGACCAAGGTTTTTTAAATAATTTATTATCGCCTGCAGCAGCAACTCAAAACCCAACATTCCCAAGTATATTAACCACAGCTGGAGCAAAAGGAACTCCTCCATCTGCATTAGATAAATTAATTGGTGGATTTAAAAACGCTATGCCTGATGTAACACCAAGTAGTGTAGGTAATACATTATTAATGGGAAGTTTATTAGGTGGTGGTGGAAATCAAAGAGTGCCATTTCAAGGAAGTGGAGCAAGTATAATCCCATCACAATATAATGCTTCAGGAAGAGTAAGCCCTGATTTTTCAAGTAAAGTCATTCCAGTAAAATCACCAAGCATGGGTTCAATACAACCTTACAGCACAACAGGATTTGGTGGTTCTAGAATGTTTATAGATGATTATTTATATTAAGGATTAATTATGTTTGGACAACCAGTAGCAACTCAAGACCCAAAATTTGTAGAAACAATATTGGGCAAAACAGGAAGCCAAAATCTATACGACAGGGCTTTCAATAACACATTATTAAACACAGCTTTAATGTGGGCAGTTATGCCTAAACGTGAAGGATACGGAAGTGCATTTGACCCACGTTATCTTGCTAGAGCAGCTGTTATTGGTGGTATTCCTGCATATCAAAGCACAATAGGTCAAGGTGTTGAAAACTTTAAAACAATGTTTGATATGTCTCAAAAAGAAAGACAATATGAACTTGATAAATATAAAGCAACAACAACAGGTGATTATAATGATTATTTAAGAGCAAAAGAAGGTGGTTACGAAGGCTCTTTTGTTGATTATAAACAATTACCAAATGCTTTACAAAAAGCGATGTATGAATACAATACAGGCATGCCTTGGGGAACAGGTAGCACAGGCGAGAATATGTCTACCACGCAACCACAAATAGAAAAAGCAACATCAGCATTTACATATACACCACCAGATGGTGGCGCACCAATTAGTTTCCCGAATCAACAATCATTAGATGCGTTTTTAAAAGAGATAGGGGCATTATAAAATGGCTGATTTAACTTTACCAAAAATTAATATTTATGAAATTGCTCAAAAATATCAAGGAGACCCATTTGCAGAATTAATTAAAATGCCTCCTAATGTAAAAAAACCATGGGAAGGGAAAGACATATCGCCTAAAAATCAACAAAATATAGTTGAATATGAATTAAAACGTGGTCAAAAAAGATTAGAAGATATGTCTAATTTGATTTCTGAATACAATGAACCATTGGCAGATATGTATCGTTTTGTTGAATTAAATAAAACATTGACTATGCCTAATACTTGGATTTCAATGGCTACTCCTGATTTTATTAATTCTACAAGACGTGAATTAGGAGCAATTACTAAAAAATTAGCACCAAGAATGAGACCAACAGGTGCCGGTTCAACATCTGATAGAGACATTGCTTTATATATTGGTTCTACTGTTGGAACAGGAAACACTTTAGAAACAAATACTAATATTGTTGCAGGAGTTCAAAAAAGAGCAGATAGAGCATTAGCAAAACAAGAATTTTTTACAAGATTTTTAGCAGAAAATAAAACTCTAAATGGTGCTGATTCTGCTTGGGCAAAAAATGAAGATGCAATTATGAAAATTATGTTTGGTCCAAAAGGAACAAAATCATCATTTTATAATGAATCACAACAAGCTGATATGCCGCCACTCATAAAAAAATATTTAAATAAATAGGAATATATATGGCAAACGGAATAGAAGGATATAAATACCAAGATGTAATGAGAGCATTAGAAAATGCTGACGCTTCTGGAAATGCAGAAGATGCAGCAGAACTTGCTAAAATTGCAAATACTTTATATACAGAAGGTAAATCACCAAAAAGTTATAAATGGAGTCAAGTTCCTGTAAATGCTTTATTAAATTTTATTCCAAACATGGGAGAATTTTATTTTAATCTTGGAAAAATGGCATTAAACCCTCAAGATACAATTCCTGCTTTTGCAGATTTAACTTCTGCTGTTGGTAATGATTTAATTAGACAAGTAAGTCCAAAAACCCATGAAAAATTAGTTGAATTAGAAAAATCATTATATGATTCTAGTTGGAAACCTTTTTGGAATGCTACAACAGGTGGAAAAACACCAGAAGCGTTACAAAAAGGATATCAACAACAAATATCAGATATTGATTATGCTGTTAAAGAAAATCTTTTAACTGAAGAAGGTTTAAAAAGAACAATAGCTGAAAAACCATTTGATGTTTTAACTGTAGCCTCACCTAAAACAGCCATGAAAGCTACTGAATTAGTAGGCAAAGGATTTCAAAAAACAGGCACTAAAGCATTAGACACAACAGAAAAATTTTCTAGATATTTAATGCAGTCTGCTTTAAAACCAAAAGAAAAACAAGTAACGTCTGGTCAAGCAAAAACTGCTGTTAATGTTTTATTAGAAAATGATATTCCATTAAATGAAAAAGGCGTTCAAATATTAAAAGACAAAATTGATAATTTAAATAATAAAATTAATCAAACTGTCAAAACATCAGAAATACCAGTAAATAAATCAGAAGTCATTAAAGTTTTAGACGAACTTAAAAAAAGATACTCTAATCAAGTAAACCCTGTCGATGATTTAGAAGCAATTAATAAAGTAGAACAAAATTTTATTAATAAACACCCAGACATATTAACAGCAGAAGCAGCTAATCAAATTAAATCTGGAACTTATAAAGTCATTGGTGAACGTGGATATGGTGAGGTTAAATCTGCAGCAACAGAAGCTGAAAAAGCAATCGCTAGAGGACTTAAAGAACAAATTGAAAAAGTAGATATTAATGTTGCACCTATTAATGCAGAGCAAAAAACATTAATTGATACATTAAAATTAACCGAGCAAAGAGTTCTTAAAGATGCAAATAAAGACGTTATTGGTATTGCTCAAGCTAATCCAAATCCACAATCAATCGCTGCTGTTATGCTAGAAAAAGCACCAATAAAATCTTTAATTGCTAAATATTTGTATCGTGGTCAAAAAGCATTAAGAGACCCTAGAATTAATACAGGATTTCAATCTTTATTAGGTCCAGTGCAAACAACACCAACATTTATGGGTGGTGGTATGGGAGGTATTTTACAACCTGATGAAAGATATACTGATGTTAATTTTTTAACAGGTCAATATCCTAGATGATATGGCACACATTAACTTTACCTCCTATAAACTTATACAACGCACCGAGCAGAAAGGACTCTGATGGAGAAAGTTCAAGAAGCAGTAGCAGTTCATTCAGCAGAGATTGAACACATGAAAAAAGATATAGACCATATCATGAACAAAGTTGATAAAATGGATACTAAAATTGATAACATTGAAAAAGTTTTATCAGAATTAAGTGGTGGTAAAAAAGTTGGTTTATGGCTTATGGGAGCAATGGCAACTATTGTTGCTTTTGTATTAGGGCATTGGTTGGATAAGTGAATTTAATTAACGATATTATATTCGCATTATTTAAACTTTTTATTGTTCCGATACTGTTCTTTTTTTTCTATTTCTTTTTTGCATTAACTGCTATTATAGAAAAAATACTGACAGTTATTGACAAAATAATAGAAGAAGTAATGTCATGAAACTTGATATAAGAACCATAGAAGCAATATATGATATGTTGATTTCTACTCATGTTTTAAGAGATATTAATTTACCTCCATCTTATGAAATGGAATTTGAAATATTAGATATGTCTGACGATTGTATGGCTTCTTATACACCTGACCCTCATACGATTGGCGTATGTCCTCAACGACATCGTTTCTTGACCAGTGTTATTAAATCTGTATTACATGAAATCATACACATGATTAATCACACAAAAGGTAAATCATATTTAAGACACGATAAACATTTTCAAGAATTACGAAAACATATAGCTAATGAATTAGGATTTGATGAAAACGAAATATAAGGATTAATATGTGGACAGCATTAATTGCACCAGTGACATCATTGTTAGATAAATTTATCGAAGATAAAGATAAGAAAAACGCATTAGCACATGAAATTGCGACTATGGCAGAGAAACACGCACATGAAGCTAATCTTATACAAGCAGAAACAAATAAAGAAGAAGCACAGCATCGTAGCGTATGGGTAGCTGGTTGGCGACCATTTATTGGCTGGGTATGTGGTGTTGCTTTAGCTTGGCATTTTGTATTATCACCTGTTATACTATTTTTAGCAGCATGGTTTAATGTGGTGCTTCCTGCATTACCACAATTTGATATGGGCAGCTTAATGACTGTATTAATGGGTATGTTAGGATTAGGTGGGTTACGTACTTTTGAAAAAACCAAAGGTCTGACCAAGTGAAATTATCTAAGCATTTTAGTTTAGAAGAATTAACACAGTCTGATACAGCAGTTAGATTAGGTATAGATAACACACCATCAGAAGAAGTAATAGAAAATTTAAAATTTTTATCGGAGAAATTAGAAGATGTTAGAATTTTATTACGTAATCCTATGCTTGTTAGTAGTGGCTATCGCAGTCTCGCTCTCAATGCTCATTTGGGAAGCAGAAATACTTCCAGTCACGTTAAAGGATTGGCTGTCGACTTTATTTCGCCATCTTTTGGCACTCCTGAAACTGTTGTTAAAACCATTGTGGAGTCTGATATACAATACGACCAAGTCATTCTTGAATTTAATCGTTGGGTTCATCTCTCGTTTACGAAAGAAAAACCAAGACTTCAAGCATTAATCATAGATAAAAAAGGCACACGACGCTTTGAAAATACTATTTCTTGATATAGAAACCAAAGCAACAGTCATAAAGACATGGGGACTTTATGATATCACAGCAAGTTTGAATCAAATCATAAGTCGTGGGACAGTAATATGCTGGGCAGCTAAATGGAGTGATTCTAAAGAAATCATTTTTGATGCGGACTGGGTATCCTCTCATAAACGTATGATTAAACATATACATAGTTTGATTGATGAAGCTGACGTAGTATGCCATTACAACGGACAAGCGTTCGACATGAAAGAACTTAATAGACAGTTTTTACTAGAAAGTTTGCCTCCTCCTAGCCCATACAAACAGCTTGATTTGCTTCGTGTGATTAAACGTAACTTTAGATTTATCTCTAATAAATTAGATAATGTTTCTCAAGAGTTAGGTATCGGCGCAAAGATACAGCATTCCGGCATGGATTTATGGAATGCAGTAGATAAAAAAGAACCTGATGCTAGAAAATTAATGCAAAAATATAATGAACAGGATACACTTCTTTTAGAAAAGCTGTATAATAAATTGTTACCATGGTTGGGTGGGTACATTAACCACAACTCCTATACCTCCTATGTGGTCTGCCCAACCTGTGGTAGCAATCATCTCAATAAGCGTGGATTCCAAAAATCTAATACAAGAACATATCAAAGATGGAGATGTATGTCATGCGGTTCGTGGTCACGAAGCAGCAATTCGATAAAATCAGAGACAAAGTCAAACTCGGTTATCAGCATAAGGTAGAAATAATGGATATCAGCGAAATAGCAGAACGCATCGTAGGCAAAGAAGTAGCGAATGTAGATGTTACTTATGGTGAAGATACATTAACTATTTATTTCAATGATGGCAGTGTTCTTGAATTAATTGTAGACAGTATTTATTTTGATACTCTTGATTATGATGATTGAACGTGAGAAGCCCACTTTTTTATCAAGGTTTTTAAACCATTTATGCCAGTCCCTACCAATTTTAGTGTATTGTCTTGCACTTTATATATTTTATCGATTACTGTTCCTTCTGAGTTTGACATACCATATATAATCAAAACAATAAATTTAGGGGTATTAGATAATGCTTTTAATGCTATCTTTTGACCTTCTGATATTTTTTCATTAGCACTTTTCCATTCACCAATTAAAAAATGTCCATTAATTTCATATAACATATCTATATTGACCGGTAATACTTTTGGTTTATTTTCAATAACTCCCTCTAAAAAACCAAAGTCAACATGCTCAGCTTTCGGATTTCTCATTCCTTGTGTCATCAAAACCTCCTATTTTATTATCTGGATACATCTTATAAAATTTATTTTTTATTTCGTGATATATTTCCACTCTAATATCATTTTCTTCTTTAAAAAATTGAACAGTGAACCATTCCCCATCAATCGCCATTCTTCTTGTTATCATTTTTACATATTCCATGTGCTGACAAATCTCTACCGCACCACCATTTTTGTTTGTCATAAGTATTCGCAGGTTGTTTACATTTGTGGCAGACCTGCCCACCTAATTTAATCTTCGTCATGTAATTCGTCAGCTATCCACTCATCAGGCATAATTGGAGATGACTTTTCTTTTAACTTTTCTTTTTCTAATTTTTTAATATTTTCAGTTGCAAAAGTAATTATTTTTTTATATGTTTCAATTCTGCCGTCAATGCTTGGGTCTTTTTTACCATAACGAACTGCATATTTTAATATGCTTCCATGATTAACAGCTTCTGTTCCACAGAGATGGTCAATACAGTCGTCTAATAAATCTTGCAACTCATAACCCTCTCTAATTTTATAATAGCTTGGATACTTTGTGGTTTCTTCGCTCATAATTTTTCCTCAATAATTAACATATTTTTTTCATACTCACAAGATAAACCTTTTATTTTTGTATAGACATTACCATCTTCGCCTATTCTTTGTAAGAGTTTACCTTTGTGACATAATAGTGCTTTAGATTCTACCGGTTGGCAAGCGTAATATTGAACTACAATACCAAACAGTAAAAATATAATAATAAATCCTAACATAAATTTCAAGATTTTACTTACCATTTTATAATTCTCCATTGTTCGTTAATTTTGTCATTCAAAGTATAATTACACTTGTAGTAAAAATTTAAAGAAAGGGGACATAATTATGTGGACAAAACCAGCTGCAACAGAAATGAGATTCGGTTTCGAAGTAACAATGTACGTTTGCAACAAGTAATTTCATAAGGATTCGGATACGCCTACCAAGGTATATCCGACTCCATTTCATTAATATCACTACCCTCAACAGCCGGAGTAGGTGCTTTATTAGTAGGCTTCCAGTTATCTACTTCAGCATACCAATTACCTGAACGACCGACTAATACATTGAAGTTAATCCATTCATCTCTTTTTGAATTTAAAAACTCAATCATACGCTGTCTATTAATACTGCCTGAGCCTTTAACAAATTCAGGTGCATTATCTCTTGGTGGTTTAAAATTTAAACCATTTACAAACTCTTTATCTTGTGCCATATTATATTTCCTTTAATTGATTAATCATTTCCTCGACTTCTTCAAGGAATTTAGTTATTTCAAACTCAAGCATTTTAATATATTCATCATCTCTATAAATTCTGACATACATTAATTGAAGTCTAAGTTCAAAATTAGGGTTATACGAAATAAAGTCGCACCATTCACGTTCTGTGCAAGCCAACTGAAATTGCACCTGTGGTTTGTATTTTGAAGGCAACTTTCTTTCTAATAAATTCGTTGTGTGAGTAGTTTCTATTGGGCATTTAATTTCAATAATACCGTTTTTACCTACGAATCCATCAGGACTTGCACCACTCATTTCAATTTTTGGGTGTTGAATAAAACCATCTTGATACACTTGAGAGTCCACTATTTTTGAATATATTTCTCTAGCAGTTTCTTCTCTGTCTATACCATCTTGCATAGCTTGATTCATATAAGTATCAATTTTTTTGCCTGTGAGCTTTTCAGTCACGAGTTGTAATTTGTAATTTTTACGACTGGCAGCTTCACCTGATTTTATAGTAGCAAGGACATCTGAAACTCGACTGGCAGTAACTTTGCCGAGCCGAGCTTCAAACCATTCTTGAGAGAGTTGTTCCATTAGAATGGGTCTTGTCCTTGTTGCTTAATAGCATTGGCGACTTCATCAGCACTCGCTACTGATGTGTCTATACCAATGCCAAAAGCACCGAGTGCCCTACCGATAGCACTCGTTTCGCAGTTCTCAACATAGGAGGTTTTGTTGATGAACGTTGAACCCTCTTTTTCGTAAGCATGACCTGTTGCCACTACGACGTTATCAATAACAATCGCAGCTTTAACAACACATACTCCCTCCTGATTTGAAATAATATCTGTCAGTATAGAACCGGTAGGATATTTTAATCTAAACAAACGGATACGTTCATTCACCTCAACGTAATCTTTGCCTTTGATATTAATTGTTTTTATTTTGTTTTCTTGCATATATTGTTCCTCCAAATATTGTGATTGTAATTGGCTCATACTACACCACCAACAAAAGTATGATTGCAGCACCTACTATTGCTATTAAATAAGACATTCTATCTTCTCTGCACTGCTGACGAAGAATAGCATCTTGACGTTCTTTCCAGTGATTAAATTCTCTCATTTGACACCTCCTTATTTGAATGATAATCTGATTTATTATGAAAGTAAATACCAATTTGGAATATTACGTTTAGTCCATACAGCCATTTTATTTTTGTAAACACGGTAGTATTCACGATAATTTTTTATAGAACTGTCAGTAATTTTACAGTCATCAGGCATAGCACATGGTGGTTCAGTAAATTCAGTTTCAGGTATATTTTTAGGTGTATAAATTAAAGACCACATTAATTTCATACAGGCGTGTTCTTTAAGATACCGGTAATTATATTCACGCATAAGGTCAATCCATAAATCATATAGCCAACGATAATTTTCTCTAGATTGACGAACCCATACAGCTGATGGGTGATTAATATGCGTGGCTTGATAGATAACGCTGTCATGGTGATTGTTAAGAACATAACGCTTTTTCTTACGACCATCAACAACTTCGTTAACAAGAGTTCCGTCAAGCACTCGGTGAGCAGTGGATAATAACTGTGCATATTCAAGAATCATTTTGACACAGTGTTTATCAAGGTGCATTTCT